TCGACTTCAAACGTTCCAAATACCGCGCTAAACGCGCAACCGATGACAGCGAAGTAGAGTACACGAACCTTGAAAAGCCGAGCTATACCGTTATCAACCAAACGGAAGTGAGCCAGTTTCGCCAGCAATACCCAGCACCCGTGGCGCAAGAAGATCATGCAGATCCTTCACTGGACCAATCCGTTCAAAGCGATGTAACGCCGCCGGAGGTGCCTTTTCCCGAAGCGCCAACCATTGATGGAACCGTGGGAGAAACGGTACAAGTGGGTAACGGATTACAACAACCGCATGATGAAAGCGTTGGAAAGACTATCGAAGAAAGAGTCGCAGAACTCGAAGCGAAAGTAGCAGTGCTTGAAGGTAAAGCGCAAAACGTAGCTTAATTGGCCGAACGGCCACCGATTCGACCGAACTACTCAGGCGAAGCCGGTGGCCGAATACAATCCCTAGTGAGGTGAAAATAAATGGGAATGGAACATAACAAAGTAACGGAAATCCTCAAAAACTTCCGATGCTACGAATACGCCGCTAAAAACTGCGGAGAACCGGCAGACAGACTTCCATATGCAATCTCTGACAGAAAACATATGCATCCGGATACATGGGACCAATGTCGGTACAATAGAATCGTCACCCTTATACGCGGAGCTGTAGACCATGTACTCAGCGACGATCAGCGCACGATCATCATGCGAAAGTATCTCGACCGCAATCCACTCACACTAAACGAGATATCGACCATCCTTCACCGGGAAAGAACAACAGTGAGCAGATGGCACACGGAAGCAATACGAAAACTCGCCATTGCGCTTGAACCATTATCGGACGAAGAGGCAGAGATAACAGAATTCAACCACCGATTTGATCCAGCCTGGGCTTACCATGAACCGAAAATCACGGCTTAATACCACATTAACGCACACATATACAACACAGCATGGGTTAAAATAATAACATAGGGAATCGGGAATGGACGCAAGTATCGCCCCCGCGTCTTTCGTCCACTCGCTTTCCTGATATCGCACCTATGGCGCGGACAGGGCGTCACAAGGTATGATGGGACGGTTAGCGCTACCTAAATGCGCAGTGAGAGCGAAAAGAAGCCATGTCGAGTTGGCTTCTTTTTGTGTTTTATAACGAACAAAAATGCCAATTGCTCACGGTAATAATATGCGTTATAGAGAACGAGTGAATATGACAAACATTATCGAAATCGTTTTGTTTCTCATCATGGTTAGAATCATTTATGTGTGCTTATGGAGGTGAATTGAATGCCGAAACCGATTGAACCGGAGTTGAAAGAGAAGATCAAAGCACACTTATCCATGTCTGACAACGTAAGGGAGACGGCTAGGCAATTCAAAGTATCGCCCTCAACGGTAATGAAAATTAGAGACGAAGAACCCGATGAATTCGAACAGATGCGGACAGATAAAAAGCAGGAACTTATTGACAAGCTCTGGGATAACATTGTAGCCGCTCAAGAGCTTGGGTTCCAGATGATTGCCGAGGCTAAACAAGGCGTACGAGATATACCGCTCGGACAGATATCGACGTATCTTGGAACGCTATATGATAAACGAGCGCTCATGCAAGGAGAATCCACCAATAACACTGAACTCAAGGTGAGATTGGATGGTGATCTTGATCTATGGGCGAATTGAGTAAATTTAATAAATCACAAGCGGATTGGTTTATGGATTTAGCTTATGATGGATTAGAAGAAACTTTGAGAAAAAATAATATAACGCTAGAAGAGTTGTCCAATAAATCAGGTCTTACGGTTGATGAAATAAAAGAAATGATAAAAAACGCGTCTAAATGCGTTCCACCTGGTTCACATATACGTCGAACTATCAATGCTCTTGATTCTATTTATAAAGAACGGTTAAAAACGGAGGTGATGGCATGGGTGAACTCAAACTGACTGGTTATCCAAACGATAGGCAGAAAGAATTTTTCGTGTCTACGGCCAGACATATAGGTTATGGGGGTGCCCGCGGTTAGGCGGAGGAAAGAGTTGGGCCATGCGGCGTAAGTTCGTATTGCTTGCGCTCAAGTATCCGAAACTGAAACTACTCCTACTACGACGCACATTGCCTGAACTACGAGAGAATCACGTTATGCCATTACTCAGTGAGTTATACGGCGTAGCGAAATATAAGGATCAAGATAAGATGTTCCTATTCCCCAACGGTTCACGCATTGTATTAGGCTACTGTGACGCTGAAAAAGACGTGTACAGGTATCAAGGTCATGAATACGACGTGATTGGACTTGAAGAGGCTACACACTTTACGGAGACAATGCGCGACTTCTTCGAAACGTGTAACCGCTCAACACGATCAGACTTCAAGCCGAGAATGTATTATACGAGCAATCCTGGTGGGATCGGTCATGCATGGTTCAAGAGATTGTTTATCGATAAAGAAGTATCGAACGCGAAAGACTATGTGTTCATCCCGGCGAAAGTATACGACAATCATGCACTCATGAACGCGAACCCCGAATACGTTAAGACGCTCGAAAACCTCCCACATGACCAACGGGAGGCTTTTTTACATGGTAATTGGGACGTGTTCGCAGGACAGTATTTTAGAGAGTGGCGCCGAGATACACACGTGATTGATCCTATTGAACTTCCGCGTAGTTGGTTTCGCTTCTGCTCGATTGACTACGGATATCACGATCCATGTGCGATATACTGGCACGCGGTCAACGATCAGCGAATTTATACGTACCGAGAACTGTACATCAATCAAACTAACGCATCTGATATTGCGAAGAAGATCATGGAATTATCACGTGGTGAGAACATCGAATACACCGTTGCATCTCCTGATATGTGGCATAAGCGCGGTGGGGCGATGGTTAGCAGCGACGGACAAATGAAGGGCGAGAGCATCGCGGATATCTTCCTAGATGCTGGCGTATGGCTCGAAAAGGCCGACAATGACCGCGTTATAGGTTGGACGCGGATGCGCGAATACATGAAGATACAGACAGACGGTAAGCCGCTATGGATCATATTCTCCAACTGCACGAATCTGATACGCACGTTACCGCAGCTTGTGCACGATGAAAGGCGCGTGGAGGACGTTGCAGACGGTTTAGAGGATCACGCTGCTGAGAGTTGCCGGTATGCGCTTATGAGCCGTCCGCAACCGTCAGGTAGCATTGTATCGAGCGTAGTAGTGGATATGCCGAATAAAGTCGTAGACAGCCCATTCGTGATGACAGATGCGGGTTTTAGACATAAAGATGAGCTTAAGATTTCCAATGAAGACGATGAAGAATCCGCATGGTTCGGGAGGTTCGGTTGGTAATGCTTAACGTATTGCTTTGCGTGCTCATACTCGGCATTATAACCGCGGCCACCTACTATGCCGCGCACAAATGGATCAAACTCGAACATAACCGCGATGTGATAGCGGATGAGCTTAAACGAGCAACGGCGTACATCGAGGATTTAGAGTCGCGTATAGCTATGCTTGAAGCGGAAAAGTCGTTGCACGAATACAAGACGCGGCCGCAAGAAGAAACGACAGGATGGGAAGCATTCAACGTGCGCAATAGGGGGTGATTAGATGGCAGATAAACAACCACCAAATGACGATCTTGAACAGATAGAGCAAGGAAGTACCGACGCTGGTCCAGCGATACAAACGGATGAGGAGTTGCAGTTAGCCCAACAGGTGCAGCGTTTTATGAGGTATGCATGGGATGCCAATCAGCAGCTCAACCTTAATCAACTATGGCAAAAGTGCGATGATTATAAGCAAAACCGGCAGAACCCACAACAATCGCCTGAGCATCCGGCCAGCGTGACAAACCTTTTGCATCGCGTAATCGAGAATCAGATATCGGACCTGCTTGATAAGCCATATTCATCTACAGCCAAAGGTCAAGAGCCAGGAGACGACATGTACGCCGAACAAGCGCAGCATGTCGTTGATTTCATTTTGGACCGTAACCGGACGGAAGAGAAGATGAATACGTCTGAGCATGACCGGCTAGAGCTTGGCTCGACGATCATCAAGGTATGGTTCGATGATGACGAACTAGACGGACGTGGTATGCCGGTGTTTGACATTGTGAGTCCGCCTAATTTCTTTCCGGATCCAAAAGTGCATCACACGCAGAATTTGCAGAAGGCTGAGTTTATCATTCATGCGCGTCCTATGGCGTTATCGGAGTTTAGGCGTAGATGGCCAGACCGTGGTAAATACGTGCAACGTGAAGTAGCGATACCGTACAATCCGCAGCAAGTGTGGACGGATGATCGAGCGGACGAGGTACACGTTCCCACATCGCAGAAAGCGTTGCTGCTGGAGTGTTATCTGCGCGATGAGAACGGCGAAATGTACTGCTTGCATGTTGC